TGCCAAAGTCGAAAAAGGTGCAACCTGTACCTTTGAAATTGAATTACACTATTGAAAGTGGAACAAACACATCGTACATAGATCTCGCCAAGGACGTTTCCGTTCTGGCTAGAAAATTTATACGACAAGGAAAATTGTTCGCAGTCGCTAATGTGCGTGTGACAATGCCGGCAGCGTCTTCGACTGTTGGCAATTCTGTATATCTTTCAGGAATGCAGAATACATGGACTGTGTCGAATGCTTGGCACAAAGCATTTGCTATGTGGCGCCGACAACAAGATGAGGCCGTCGAGGCATCAGGTTCAGAGAGTGCTGTTGCACGTTACCGTGATTTTAAAATTTTCTTGGATGCTCAGCATCGAACTTCTGGAAATTTAAGGCCTGTTAATCTTGGCCCGGGTGCTCAACAAGGGCCATTTCAAGGACCAATCGTGACGAGTGCTCGTCCGCTTGAAGGAGAATGGGAGTATTCTCAAATCGTTATTCCAAACGATGGTTCGCCTGGTGTGACAAATGAATATTATTTGTTTATGCACGGATTTGAAGGCTCAGGTACTGATAAGAGCATTATCCACGGATATGCTCAGAGCCGTTCATTGCCTCAGAGGGTTGCTCCTGCGACTCCTATTGGCGCTGTTGAAACCTCATGGATGAACAATATGTTTGATGTTGGTGATGATAATGATGAGGTTGTTCAGAATGCCCTTTATCATAACGACGCATTGCCGTATGATCAGGATGAATATCCTGGTGGCATGACCAATTACGTTGACCCTGAAAATAAGGCTTGGTGTTTGAACAAGTCTACAGTTGGTGTCAACACATTTAATTTGGGTGCCATGGTTTTACCATGTGGACTATTGAGAATCGACCAGTTGTACTCTGCCACTGGTGGAGATTTGGTTATTGAAATCGAACTATTACCCGGCCATGACCGTGGTTACGCATTGGCCGATATGCAGGATATGTGATATTATGGAACATACTGCAGTTATTGAAACGGCAAAAGCCGGAAGTGCAGGCGCTCGAATTTTGTGCGCTGTTAAAGAAAACCGAATCGAACTGATCGGTGTAATGATTCTTGCCCATCTTTTGGGCTTGAGTGACGCTGTGATTTCACAAGTTAGCGGGATGTGTTTTTGATGGCTTACAGATATGGGAAGACATTCACAAAAGACGGAAAGTTGGTCCGATACCGTTATACTGACGGTAAAAAATCGACCAAGAAACTTGTTGCTGTCAACAAGAAAAAGAAGAACACACGTCGCACGAAGAAGTGAGAAGATGTGTCCAAAGTGTTCTTCTAACAAAGTCGTTGGCGTTATTATCGACAAGGATGAGAAACAACCGATCATACATTTCGTATGTGAGTTGTGTGGAACGGAGTGGGTTGAATGACTTCGATTCTTAATATCGGAGGCAACTTATTTGATATGGGAACTATCTATCAATATTCAGAGGGAATTTCTACGTCTGATCAAGAATTTATTTCTCATGCGGAGAAAGAAATAGTCCGCCTTGCGGCTGAAAAAATGGGCGTCGACATTGAAGAACTTGGCAAAGTTCCTGGTCGAATGCGTAGGGCACGTCGAGCGATCACAATAGCAGCGACTCTCGCTGCCGCAGACGGACCTATCCCGGTTGGCGATGTTGTAGCCATCGGTGTATTAGGCGCTTATGCCGGATATGAAATATACAAAACTGTGGAAACTTTTGTATAGTAATGTATACACGGTGTATACATGGCGAAGTTATATTGGCGAGTAAAGCGAGGCGAAAAATGGACTTGGGTTGCATCGAATGATGCAAACACAAAGGCTCAGGGATTTTATAATGTTCCGAATCTTACGTTTGTGGAGGAAGAGGAATGATTTGTGAACTATGTGATGATCCATCAATAGTTTGGTTACCTCATTGTCTCTGCAAGGAGGAAGAAGAATGATTTGTGTCAAGCATAGATATATTGACCAAATGGGAACAACTCCGTGTCCGGAGTGTGAAGAAGAATGATCTACATTGTTTGTAGATATTGTGGAAAACACGACTTGGTTCCCAAGTGTGTAAATGAAATAGAGCTGTGTTTCAGTTGTATTATGGATGTGCTTCCTTATGACTAAATGTCATGTATGCACGAAAGTAAAGGAACTTTACGGAACCGACGAAAGTGTAGCCCCTTGGCTATGTCGGTGTAAAGAGAAATCTGCACAATCTTCCTTACCGGTGAGTCATCACCGTAGAGTGCGGATTATGGGCGGGACGATCCGCTGCCATTTTGGCTGCTGCAACCCGCAGGACGGCTATGACAATTGTTTGTTTGAAGACGTCTAAACCCGGACAACGAGTGGCAACGATTTTAGGCTGTCACCTTCGGTGGAAGGGCGAAGAAGATACAAATCCGTGTGCATGCATACTGGTGCAGTGTCTTTGGAGGGAGGTCGATGACCATCTTGACCGCTGGCGCTACGGGGGAAATTAATAATAACCCCCGGTACTACCACGACGCATGGCCAAGAGAAAATATTTGCCAAAGTCGAAAAAGGTGCAACCTGTACCTTTGAAATTGAATTACACTATTGAAAGTGGAACAAACACATCGTACATAGATCTCGCCAAGGACGTTTCCGTTCTGGCTAGAAAATTTATAC